TCGAATGCCATTGGTAGACTTTCAATCGTCGCAGCCGGCTGTGGCATGGGGGTGCTCCTGTCGTGGACCTTGGTCGGCCACAGGGAGTACCCCTTTCATTGCCTGACACACATATCCTTACGTCACCTGCACAGCGGATTTCGCTTGACAAATCCGGATCGATGTGGTATAAGTTTCGCACAATCGAAATCCCGGCGGTCGCGGACCAGCCGGGTTTTTTGTTGCCGCAGCGATCATGCGGCGTCTACTCGCCTTCGCCGATCTTCGCTTCCGGAGCGCTCGTCCATGACCGCGATGACCTTGTTCACGCTGCGCAACAGGTGCATGCGGAAAGGTGCGAGCTTGCTGGGCCTCTCCTGCGACGAGGACGGCCTCCATTTTGGCGACTGCGCGCTCGTCCGGGCGGCGAGAGATACGAAGGGCCGACGCGTCTACGAGCCGCGCGCCCTTGGCGAGATCAATGCCGTCCTCTCCGCTGCCTATGGCCGCGAGGTCGAGTTCGCCAGTCGCATGCCCGGTTTGCGCCGGGTGTCGCAGCATCTCTCCGAGGGCAAGCTGGCGCTGGCGCAGTTCACGGCGCTTCATCTGCGCTTGCCGGAGCTGCCGGACGAGGCCGCGGTAGAGCGCTTGAGCAAGGCGGAGGCGCTGTTGCGCTTCAATCCCAACCATTTCGGTCCAGGCCCGCGGCACGGGCAATTCGCTCCCGCGAGCGAAAGTGAAAACAGCGGTGACGGCAACGCAGCGACCCGCTCCTATCCAGCGCCAGCGGGCAACGGCATCGTTCGCAACTATTCGCCGGAAGAGGCCGCGAAGCTCCCGCCACCGCCACCGGGCAGCAAATATGTCACGCTGAAAGACGGCTCCGTCGTCTGGAGCAGCTTTGCCAATCAACGCAGAGGCGGTCCGATGCTCATGCCCGATGGGGTGTCTTTGGCCGCCAATATCCGCCGGGGCGAAGAGATCTCGGACGAGCACGACGATATCATCGATCAATACAAGGACATGTTCGATCTCTTTTACCGTAACCGCTCTATGGACTATCAGCGGATCTATGGCACGGGCGGCAAGATCAATCGGGACTACATTGATTTCGGCAACTACAATTATGGCGCCGTCGCGGCGGCTGCCGGACTTTCATGGGTCGAGACCATAGGCGCCGCTGGGTTGATCAATCTCGGTGGCGCGGGTGACAAATCGGGCCCCCTTCTCAATAACCCGAGAAACCTTGCATTCATCCGACGTGGCTTCGAGGATTATCGCAATGGCAAGATATCGGCGCATCAGAGAAACTGATTTCCTCGAATTGCTTTGGCTACATCACCCGCTCCTCGTCGGTTATCTCTGGGCAGTTACCGGCGCATCTGTAACGTTTGCCGCCATCATCGTAGCCAGTGCGAGCATGGCCGGCTTCGCCAGCGTGGATCCGTTACTTGAGCGCATCTGGGGCAGTGTGCTCACGTTCTTCGTGTGGGCCCAGCTATTCTGGATCTGCGCCCTCCCCATGGCACTGCCGCCTTTCGCCCTGTCGTGGCAGATAGCGAAGAAATTTGAGATAGGGAGCTTCGTCTACTATGTTCTATGCGGCGCGATGGCCGGCCTTGTCCTGACGCCAGTCTTCGAGGAACTCGTCGCGCCTGAGGTGCGGCTGAGCGACGATCCCACCTTTCTTCAAGATTGTATCCGCTGGTGGCCCACATTCATTCTGTCGGGCACGTGCGGCGCGCTAGCCTTCTGGTATAGAACCGGCCGCCATCTTGGCCGCATCTTGGCGAATATGGCACAACCGCAATCCACGCTCTGACGGTTTCGCGGCGGCGATGCGCCGTCCCAACTTACGGCGGCAAGACCGATGACGCGACTGAAGAAAGCGCGGATGACGCCGCGCCAACTCCGCTTTGTGCAGGAGTATCTCGTCGATCTCAACGGCAAGCAGGCGGCGATCCGCGCCGGCTATAAGCCGAGTTGTGCGGCGAAGATTGCCTCGGACATGCTGCGCCGCCAGCCGCAGATCGTCAAAGCGGTGAGCGACGCCATGGCGGCGCGCGAGTTCCGCAAGCTGCTGACGCGCGAGCGCATCCTCCTCGAATATGCGCGCATCGCCTTTGCCGATATCCGCCAGATCATCGATTGGGGGCCGGAGGGCCTGACGCTCAAGGAGGCGGCGACGCTCAGCGATGCGGATGCCGCCGTCATCGCCGAGGTCTCCGCGATCAAGCACAAGGCGGGCGGCGGACGATCGCGGCTCAAGATGCACGACAAGAAGAGGGCGCTCGATGCCATCGTGCGCCTGCTCGGTTTCGCGGAGAAGAACGGCGAGGACGATCCGCTGCGACGCCCCGAAGGCGCGCTGCCGGCGCGCGAGATCCTGCGCCGGCGCCTCGACGCGATTGCGCGCGAGAACAAGGAGTGATGCAGGTTAGGGCGGATTTTTCGGCTCTTCTGCGATTTTCTCCTTGACAAATCCGGATCGATCTGATATATATTTTGCATCATCGAAATTCTGCCCGGCGGTCGCAGACCGGCCGGGTTTTTTGTTGCCGGAGGCGCGGCGGTGACCGAACCCGAGTTGCCGCAGCATTCCGACGCTTGGCGGCTTCGTGCTCTGGGAAGACGGCGCCGGGATGCCGAGATCGCCGCGCTCGGCGATGCCGAGGTGCATGAGCTGCTCCGCGATTGGCGCTTCTGGGCGCGGCCCAATCAGCTTCCGCCGCCCGGCGCGTGGCGCGTGTGGCTGCTCTTGGCCGGGCGCGGTTTCGGCAAGACGCGAACGGGCGCCGAATGGGTCAGGCTTCAGGTCGAGCAGAAGCGCGCGCGGCGCATCGCGCTGGTGGCGCCCACCTCGGCCGATGTGCGCGATGTCATGATCGAAGGCGAGAGCGGGCTCCTCGCGATCTCGCCCGAGGGATCGCGCCCGCGCTATGAGCCCTCGAAGCGCCGGCTCACTTGGCCGGGCGGCGCGGTGGCAACGGCGTTTTCGGCGGAGGAGCCGGACCGGTTGCGCGGACCGCAGCACGATGCGGCGTGGTGCGACGAACTCGCCGCCTGGCGTCATGCCGAAGCGTGGGACATGCTGATGCTGGGATTGCGGCTCGGCGCCGATCCGCGCTGCGTCGTCACGACCACGCCCAAGCCGGTACGCCTGCTGCGGCAATTGCTCGCCGATGGCGGCGTCGCCGTGACGCGCGGCTCGACTTACGACAATCGCGACAATCTCGCGCCGGCTTTCCTGGCGCAGATCGTCAAGCGTTACGAGGGCACACGGCTCGGCCGGCAGGAGCTCGAGGCGGAGCTGCTCGACGATGTCCCGGGCGCGCTGTGGACGCGCGAGATGATCGAGCGCGCGCGGCTGATCGCGGCGCCCGAGTTGCGGCGGATCGTGGTCGCGATCGATCCCGCCATGACATCGGGCGAGGACGCCGACGAGACCGGCATCATCGCGGCCGGGATCGGCTTCGACGGACACGGCTATGTGCTCGACGATCTCTCCGGCCGCATGCCGCCCCATGAATGGGCGCGGCGGGCGGTTGCCGCCTATCACGCGCGCAAGGCCGACCGCGTCGTTGCCGAGGTGAACAACGGCGGCGACATGGTCGAGGCGACCATTCGCATGATCGATGCCGGCGTCAGCTATCGCGCGCTGCGCGCGAGCCGCGGCAAGATCCTGCGGGCCGAGCCCGTGGCGGCGCTTTATGAGCGCGGCCGCGTGCATCATGTCGGCGGCTTCGCCGTGCTCGAAGATCAGATGTGCGCCTTCACCACCGAATTCGACCGGCAGGCCGCGGGCTACTCGCCCGACCGGCTCGACGCACTCGTCTGGGCCTTGAGCGATCTCATGGTCGAGACCGGCGATACCGGTCTCCTCGACTATTACCGAGACCTTTATCTGACCCTGGAAGCGAGAGGTGGGCGATGACCGGAACCGTGCGCGTGCTGTCACCGATCAAGACGGTCACCATCGCGAAGGAGGGTCGCATCTATACGAGTCAGGGTGCGGGCGTTGCGATCGATGTCCATGAATCCGATACGCATGCGCTCGAAAGCGCGGGCTACGCCATCGTCGCGCCTTCGGGTCCGACCGCGTCGCGACCGGCGGCGCCAGCCAAGGGACAGCGCTTCGTCGACACCACGATCGGCAAGCTGATCGTCGCCGACGGCACCGGCACCTGGCGCGACCCGATCACCGGCGCCGCGATCTGAGGGCCAAGCGATGCCGCAAGGAGGGCAGCAGACGCCGCTATCGCCGAGCCTGGTGCAGCGCGCGGTCGAGGGCATCCGCTATATCATCAGCGGCGTGACGCCATCGACCTGGTTCGGCCCCATGCAGCCGCTGGCGCCGATGGCGCCGGCGGCGGTGGCGGGGCGGCAGTTCGACTATCCCGTCGGCTACAACCTGACGGTCACGCCGCGCGCCGAGGAGCGGATCAGCTTCGCGCAATTGCGCGCGCTCGCCGATAGCTATGACCTGCTGCGCCTCGTCATCGAGACGCGCAAGGATCAAATCGAGCGGCTCGAATGGAGCATCCGCCGGCGCGCGCTGCCGGGCGGCGAGCCCGCCGATCGCGATCACGATCCGCGCATCGCCGCGATCGAGGCTTTCTTCCGCATGCCGGACCGGGTCCATTTCTGGTCGACTTGGCTCAGGCAGCTTCTCGAAGATCTCTTCGTCGTCGATGCGCCGGCGCTTTACCTGCGCCGCACGCGCGGCGGGCAGCTCCATGCGCTCGAGCTCATCGACGGCACGACGATCAAGCGCCTCATCAACGCCGATGGCCGCACGCCCGAGCCGCCCGATCCCGCCTATCAGCAGGTGCTCCACGGCGTGCCGGCGGCGGATTTCAGCACCGACGAGCTCATTTATCGCCCGCGCAATCTGCGCACCCACCGGCTCTATGGCTACTCGCCCGTGGAGCAGGTGGTGATGACGGTCAATATCGCGCTGCGCCGCCAGCTCTATCAGTTGAGCTACTACACCGAAGGCAATGTACCGGAGGCGTTGATCGGCACGCCCGAGAGCTGGTCGCCGACGCAGATCAAGGAGTTCCAGCAATATTGGGACGCGCTGCTCGAAGGCAATCTGGCCCAGCGGCGGCATGCGAAATTCGTGCCCGGCGGCGTCGCCAAGACCTTCATCCCGACCAAGGAGGTCGAGCTCAAGAGCGCCTATGACGAATGGCTGGCGCGGGTCATCTGCTTCGCCTTCTCGGTCTCGCCACAGGCCTTCAGCGAGCACATGAACCGCGCCACGGCGGAGACGGCGCAGAGCACGGCCTTGGCGGAGGGTCTGGCGCCGATCCGGAGCTGGGTGAAGCAGCTCGTCGATTACGTGATCCTCACCGAGTTCGCCGCACCCGACCTCGAATTCGCCTGGCGCGACGAGAGCGCGAGCGATCCCGAGAAGCAGGCGAGCGTCGCGCAGATCTATGTGACGAACGGCATCAAGACGATCAACGAGACGCGCGCCGAGATCGGGCTCGATCCGGTCGAAGGCGGCGATGCGCCGCTGATCTTCACCGGCGCGGGGCCGGTGCCGCTCACGGGCATCGGCGCCAAAGCGAGCGCGCCAGCAATCGGCAAGGCGAACTTTGACCCGGGCCAGCTTCGCGTGCCGAAAGGCAGCCCCGATGCGGGGCAGTGGACAAGCGGCGAGACCGCGAGCAGCATCGGAAATAATACGCTGTTGGTATCGAGCGAAAATGACGCCCAAGGCTCGTCCGGCGATCGCCGACCCGCGCCAGCCGCAGGCCCTCAGGCCGATCATACCACCGATGCGCAACTATCATTCGAAACTGCGCCCCACCAAAGAAGTCGAACCGACATCGACCAATTGCAGCGTGTCATTAATGACCCGGCGATCCGCGCTCAGATGCAGGAAGCATGGGCGGCGTCCAACCCAAACGGCCCAGATCATCAGGAGCACGGATTCTGGATTATTCAAGATCCGAAAACGGGCGCGCTTTCCACGCTACCGTTCGATAACTTTGGTGAACGCGAGACAATGGCACCTGGAGCGATCCCGCCGAACACCGTCGCCTTCTTCCATACTCATCCTTCGCCGCTAAACGTCGGTAAGCCCGGTCCCAGTCCCTTGGACTTGAGTTTTGCCTCGGGACACGGGCTTACGGGGATAATTGGCTCACATGTGGGCATATACTATTATGGCCGCCCGCTCCGGCGGCCAGTGCCGGCGGTGAACCGTTGAAGAAACCTCATGATTTTATTTCCTACGCTCTCAATCATCATGCTGGTGTGCGGTTCGCTGGCGATCGCTCAAGCTTCCGCGGAGGAACATGCAGCGACGCCGAGGAAATGCGATATCCTAAAAGTCGCCAACGAGTACAAAGCTGCACACTTTCCGGATGTTCGCAACCCGCCCTACAAAGTGGTGCAACGACGCACGGAGAACGATGATCTTCGAGAGGTTAGCTACGAGCTACCCCCGAATTTTATCGGCGGAGGCCCTGTCCTGACGATTTCGAAGAGCAAATGTGAGGTCGTACGAGCGTATGTAACCCAGTAGCGAGGAGTTGGCGAAGCAGGCGATTGAGGAGCTTAGGGGTACGCCTGGTTTCAACAAATATCCCAACGCCTTTCGCATCATCCCGTGCACCTTGGACCGTGTTGAATGGCCGGACGGATTTCCTCCCTACCAGAAAGCTACCGGCGGTAATAGCAAGGCGTAACTAGAGGCATTCGCGCATCGCCTAAAGCACAGGCGCATCCGGGCGTCTTATTCGCCGCCGGTTGGCAAGGCGAACTTCAACCCGGGCCAGCTCCGTGTGCCCGCGGGGAGCGGCCACACCAGCGGCCAGCCGATCATCGTCTCGTCAGGAATAGATGATCAGGCCATCAGCGGGACGTTCGTCCAGACGCCGCGCCATTCCGGCGCGTTGGATCGTTATCGGGGCGCCTTCGGGCGCCTTTTTCATTCGGGATCTCACAGACGGGATGGAACGGCGATGAGGCTCTTTGCCGAGATCAAGAAGATCGATCACGAGCAGCGCATGGTGTTCGGCTATGCCAGCACCGAGGCGCTCGACAGTCAGGGCGAGATCGTCCGCAAGGAGGCGATCGAGGCGGCGCTGCCGGACTATATGCGCTTCGCCAATATCCGCGAGATGCATCAGCCCTCGGCCGTGGGCGTCGCCAAGGAGGCTGAGATCGACGACAAGGGCCTCCATCTCGCGGCGCGCATCGTCGATGACGAGGCGTGGAAGAAGGTGACCGAAGGCGTTTACAAGGGCTTCTCGATCGGCGGCAAGGTGACGGCGCGCGACGCCACGGCAAAGCATGTGATCACCGGCGTCGAGCTTCTCGAAATCAGCCTCGTCGATCGCCCCGCCAATCCCGAGGCGGTGATCGAGCTCTACAAGGCGGCGCCCGCTCCCGCCGATGCGGCGGTCAACAAGGGAATGGACGCCGTGCGGGATCTCGCCGGCATTCTCGCCGATATCCGCGAGTTGCAGGAGAGCTCGGCTTCGGAAGAGGCGGCGGAAGGCGATGACAGCGCGATGCCGGCGAAGCTCAAGGCCTGGCTCGAGGAAGGCGCCGCCTTGCTGCGCGACATGGTCGGCGAGGAGACGGACGAGCTTTCGGCGACATACACGACTTATCCGGTCGTTTCCACGGTCGGCAAGGTCGGCGCGCGGCACAGCAAGGTCGATCTCGCGCGCGTGCAGTCGGTTCACGATACGGCCGTCGATCTCGGCGCCGATTGCTACGGCTCGGCGAAGGCCGCTGCGGCGGGCGAGATGGGCAAGCTGGATGCGGCGATCCGGCAAGTCGTCGATCCGCTCGCGAAGGGGATCGCCGACCTTCACCAGCGCGTCGCGGCAATCGAGGCGCAGCCCTTGCCCGCGAAGGGCGTCACCAAGGCGATCGCCGTCGCCAAGGAGCAGGATGCCGGCGGCGCCGCATCCGAAGGCGAAACGCTCGAGGCTTTCGTCGCGCGTCTCGCCGGCATGACCGCGGAGAAGCGTGCGCATGAGCTCACCAAGCTCGCGCTGCGCTTTCCGCAGCCGCTGCGATAGCAGGAGAGATTTCCGGGACGCCTAACCGGGAAGCCGAAGAACAGCCGCTTGGGCAACGGCACACGCCGCGCCGCGAGGCGCCGCATCCCGCGCTTCCGCTTGGAAGCAAGATGGAGCCCCTCATGTACAATGTCACCAAGGAGACGCTTGATCTGTTCAAGCAGGCGATGGCCAATCCGAGCCAGGACCTGGCGAAAAGCATCAGCCTGGCGACCGGCCTCACCGCCATCGACCTCCAGGCGCCGGCGAAAAACCTCTACCCCGTCATCACGCCGCTGCGCAACAGCATCCCTCGCGTCGGCGGCGGCACGGGCACGGCGACGCAATGGCGGCAAGTCACCGCCATCACCGGCTCGGGCTTCGACGCGATGGGCTGGGTCCCGGAAGGCCAGCGCACGGCGCGCATGTCCTATACCACCGCCAGCAAGGCAGCGGCCTATGTCACCATCGGCGAAGAGGACCAATTGAGCTTCGAAGCCGAGGCGGCGGCGCAGAATTTCGAGGACCTCAACGCGACGATGAGCCTTCGCCTCCTCCAGAAGATGATGCGCAAGGAGGAGATCGGCCTGCTCGGCGGCAATGCCTCGCTCGCCCTCGGCACGCCGCCAACGCCGGTCGTGTCCGCTTCGGGTACCGGAGCCACTTTGCCCGCCGCCACCTATTCGGTGATCGTCGTCGCCCTGGCGTTCGAGGGCTGGAAGAATGCGAGCCTCGCCGCCGGCGTCGCCACGAGCAAGACCATCACCGGCGCCGATGGCAACACTTATACGCTCAATAGCGGCGCCTCGAACAAATCGACGAATGCGACCCAGGCGGTAACGCTGGGGCAGACGCTGTTCGCCTCGGTGACGGCGGTTCAGGGCGCCGTCGCCTATGCCTGGTATGTCGGCGCCGCTGGCGCAGAGACGCTGCAGGCGATCACGACGATCAACAGTGCCGCGTTCAACGCGCCGCTCGCGGCGGGGCGCCAGGCCGCGAGCGTCATTACCCAGGACAGCTCCTCCAATCCGGGCCTCGCCTTCGACGGGTTGCTGACGGCGGCGCTCAATCCGGCGAACGGGGCCTTCGTCAATCTTCTGGGCACCGGAACGGCGGGAACCGGTACCGTGCTGACGGCGTCGGGCCGCGGCTCGATCAACGAGATCGACGCGATGCTGCAATCGATGTGGGACAATTTCCGTCTCTCGCCCACCGTCCTCTATGTCAACAGCCAGGAGCTCAAGAACATCACCAACAAGGTGCTGTCGAACGCCTCGGGACCGTTGTTGCGGTACAACGTCCCGGCCACGGGCGGCGCGGACCCCTACGCCATCGTCGCCGGCGGCGCCGTCGAGTTCTATTTCAATCCGTTCTCGGTCGATGGCGGCGTCAAGATCCCCGTCAAGGTTCATCCCGACTTGCCTCCCGGCACGATCATCGGCTGGTGCGAACAGTTGCCGCCTGCCTATCAGTCGAACGAGGTGCCGAACGTCGCCGAGGTGAAGACCCGCCGCGACTACTACCGCGTCGATTGGCCGCTCAGGACGCGGCAGCGGGAGGTCGGCGTCTATGCCGAAGAGGTGCTCGCGATCTACGCCCCCTTCGCGATGGGCGTGATCGGCAACATCGCCAACGGCTGAACGTTGCGGGCAAGGGCCGGGCGAGAGGGCTCGCCCGGCCGCTTCTTTCGAAATCGCGAGGTCATGATGGCGAAGCTGAAGGCGCCCGAGAACGGCGCGCCGGTTCATTGGCGCGACAAGGTCTATGACATCCGCCGCGACGGTTCCATCGAGGTACCCGGGGATTTGGCCGAGGCGCTGATCGCGCACGGCTTTGTCCCCTGGCCGGAGCCCGTCCGACCCGGCAAACGAGGGGTCTAAGCCGTGGCGGCCGGCGATCTCACCACGCTTGCCAATGTGAAGGGCTGGTTCTCTCCGCCATTGGCGACGACGAGCGATGATGCGCTGTTGACGCGGCTCATCACCGCGGCGAGCCAATTCATTCAGACCTGGCTCGGACAGCAACTGGCAATGCAAAGCTACACCGAGACACGTGACGGCAAGGGGGAACGGAAGCTCGCCTTCACCGCGACGCCGGTGATCGCGGTGAGCGCGTTGTCGATCGACGGACAAAGCATCCCGCCGGCGCCCGACCCGCTGTCGCCCGGCTACGTCTTCGGCCCGACAATGCTCTATTTGCGCGGCTTCTGCTTCACGCCAGGCGTTCAAAACGTCTCGGTCACCTACACGGCCGGCTATGCGGCAACGCCGCCCGAGATCGAGCAGGCCTGCATCGAACTCGTGGCGCTGCGCTACAAGGAAAGGGATCGTATCGGCCATGTCTCGAAGGGTGTCGCCGGAGAGACGGTGACCTTCACGCAGAAGGACATGCCGCCCGATGTTCAGACAATCCTCAACCAGTATCTGAGGAACTTCGCGCCATGATCGAGGTGACGATCGAGGGCGGCGAGGCGGCCGTCGGTCGCGTGGCCTCGCTCGCCGATCGCCTGCATCGACGGTTGGCGACGCTCATACAGCGGCTCGCCGGCGATCTCCAAGGCCGCGTGCTCGACAATCTGCATGGCGGTTCGCTCGAGGAGCAAAGCGGCCGGCTCGCGAATGCTCTGACACTCGGCATCGACGCCAATAGCGGCCGACTCTCGGCCAGGCTCGAAATCGAACCAGGCGCGGTCCCCTATGCGGCTTTTCAGGAATATGGCTTCCGCGGCACCGAGACAGTGCGCTCTCACCTGCGCGTGATCAAGCAAGCCTTCGGTCGGCCGATCGCCGAACGGCAGGTATTCGTCGGCAGCTACACCCGGAAGGTCGATTACCCCGCGCACTCCTTCCTGCGTTCGGCGCTTGCCGAACTCGCTCCGGAAGTTGCGCCGCAAATCAAAGATGCCATTGCCGTCGAGGCGAGCGACCGATGAATCGTGAGGCGATCTACACCGCGCTCTTCGCCAAGGTCGCGGCATCGGCCGCCTTTGTGACGGCGAGCCGCCGGCTGCGTCACTGGAGCGATGTCGGTCCCGCCGAACAGCCCGCGCTCTTCATGATTCAGAAGAGCGAGACGGCGCAGCGCACAAAGGGCTTGCCGCCGAAATGGACGTTCTCGGTCGAGCTCTTCATCTATGTTCACGCCCCTGACGATTTGTCGCCGCCCGCTTCCAGCCTCAATCCGCTGATCGACGCGATCGAAGCGGCACTGGCGCCCACCATTCCCGCCGACAATCAAACACTGGGTGGCCTTGTCGATCATGCTTGGATCGCCGGCAAGATCGAAACCGACGAAGGCGCGCTCGGCGGGCAGGGGGTCGCCATCATTCCACTCAACATCCTCGTGCCGAGCTGAGGGAGATTTCGGATGGATCGGGAAGAGAATGACGAGATTTCCGATTTGACGGCACGGCGCGAGCGCGTCGCCGCGCGGATGCGGGCGGAGATCGACCGGTGGTTCGTCGATCACTTCCACGGATCGGTGGTCGCGACGGTCACTGAGCATTTCAACCACGTCTTTGCCGCAACAGAGGATTTGAAGCGGCGCCTTGCCGAGGAGATCTGATCATGCCTGTCTATAGCTTTGGCGCCGGCACCTTGTTCGGCACCCGTTCCGACGTCGCCAATTCCACGCCCGTGAAATTCGGCGCCCTTCAGGACGTATCGGTCGAATTCAACTTCTCTGTGAAAGAGCTCTATGGCCAATTCCAATTCCCGTTGGCCGTTGGCCGCGGCACCGGAAAGATTCAAGGCAAAGCGAAATTCGCGCAAATCAACGGCGTGACGTTCAACTCGCTCTTCTTCGGCTTGCCGCAGGCATCGGGTCAATTGTCGACATCGCTGACCGAAGCGCAAACGGTTCCGGCATCGACGCCCTTTACCCTGTCGGTGGCGAATGCCGCGACTTTCGTGAGCGATCTGGGCGTGGTCTATGCCGCGACTGGTTTGCCGCTCGCCAAGGTCGCAAGCGGGCCGAGCCAGGGCCAGTACGCGGTCTCCCCAACCGGCGTCTACACCTTTGCCTCGGGCGACAGCGGTGCGGCGGTTCTCGTCTCCTACACATTCAATGCGACGGCCGTCGGAAACACGGTAAGCATCTCGAATCAGCTTCTGGGCGCAGCGCCGACTTTCCAAGCGAATTTCTTCGAGACGTTCCAGGGGAAGCAAGTGACGTTGCAGCTCAACCAATGCGTGGCGCAGAAGCTCTCGCTGGCGACGAAGCTCGATGACTTCACCATTCCGGAGTTCGACTTCCTGGCTTTCGCCGATGCTTCCGGCAACATCGGCAAGATCGGCCTGGCGGAGTGACCGATGACTGATCTGATCGAAGGGGTCACCATCCGGATCGCCGGCCGGGACTGGATGGTTCCGGCGCTCACCTTCAAGCAGCTACGGCGTCTCCAGCCGCAGATCGAGCTGTTGGCGACGATCGGCGCCGCGGCCACGCCCGAGCAAATCGCGGCGGTGAGCGAGATCGTCCGCGCGGCACTCAGCCGAAACTACCCGGAGCTGACCACGGATGATGTCGAGGAGATGCTCGATCTCGGCAACGCCGCCCGCATCATCGGTGCCATTCTCAGGGGAAGCGGGCTCAATTCGGGGGAAGCGAGGCCGGGGAGCGTCTGAGCTGGGAGATGTTTTGGATTGAAGCCGAAGGGCTCCTCGCCACCGCCTGCGGTTACGGTCCCGAACAAATCGACGCCATGACACTGCCCCGGCTTCATCGCCTGTGCCGATATTGGTCAGCGCACCCGCCGCTGCATCTTCTGGTCGATGCCTATTTCCGTGCGCTCTCGCGCAAGCCCCAGCAGCAGGATCTGGGCGAATTGCTCGCGATGGCCAAGGCGACGGGCGGCGCGCTTCAATCCTGAGCTTTCCAAGGATCGAGACAATCCATGGCCGACAACCAAGTCGAAGTATCGATCGTCGCGGATTCGAGCGGCCTGGAAGCAAGCCTTGCTCAAGCCGTGCAGGCGATGCAGGACGCCTTCGCCGCCATCGTCAACAGCGCGCAAAAAGCGAACGCGTCGCTCCAAGGCATTGCCGACAATTTTGCCGGCGTGCAGCGTGGCGCGCATGACGCACAGAATGCGGCCGGCGACTTTGGTCAGAGGACTGCCTCATCGATGCAGCAATTCAATCGGTCGCTGCAAGAGGGGATGAGGAATCTTCGCACGCTGGCGCAGCTCCATCAGATCACCGCCGCCGAAGAGGCCGAAGCGGAAATCGCCCTCACGAACACGAAATTTCAGGAGCAGCTAAAGGCGCTGCAAAATGAGCTGCTGACCCGCGAACTGAGCGTCAAAGATTATAACAGGGTCCTCCAGGAGAAGGCGGCCCTGGAGCAGAGATGGGCCACCGAAATCGAGCGCATCAACGAGCGTGCGGCGCTCAATGCCATGAAAGATTGGCAGCAGATCCTGCGGCCCATCGAAGCCGGCTTCGATGGCATGTTTCGCAACATGCTGACCGGCTCGAAAAGCTTTCAGCAAAGCATGGCGCAGGTCGCGAACAACATCGTCACCAGCTTCGTCTCCTCGCGCATCAAGATCGAGTTCGAATGGCTCGCGGGCCAGCTCGCGATGGGGCTGGGCGCCCAGCAATGGGCGGAGAAAAGCCTGCTGGCCTGGGTCGCAACGGAACTCGGCATAACCTCGGCGCAAAAGACCGCCGATGCCACCTCGGTCGCGAGCAAGAGCGCTGCCGCTGCCGCCACGGGAGCGATCGCCGTCGGACAAGCAACGGGACAGATCATGACCGCTGCCGCGGTCGCTGCAGCCAACGCCTATGCAGCAACGGCGGCCATTCCGATCGTCGGGCCGGAATTGGCACCCGAGGCGGCCGAGGTGGCTTACGCCGGCACGGCCGCCTGGGCGGGGGCGTTGGAGGCCGCTGGAAACATCGCCGCCGGTGCGCCGGGCTTGGCCGTCGGCGCTTGGGAGATTCCCTCGACCATGCTGGCGGTTCTGCACGCCGGCGAGTCCGTGGTGCCGGCCGATTTCGCGAGCGGTCTTCGCAGCAGCGGCGTCCTGGGCGGCGCCGGCGGCGATGTCTACTCCATAACGATCCAAGCGATCGATACGCAAACCGGAGCGCAGTTCCTGAAGAACAATATGAGCACCATCGTGGCAGGATTGGCGCGCCAGCGCCGCAATCTGAACGCCGCGCTCAGCGGTTGATGCCGATGTCGACACAGATCTTTCCGGCGCTCCCCGGTCTCGGCTGGAGCGTCAAGCGCACGCCGGTGTGGAAGACGCGCAAGCAGGAATCCATCTCGGGCAAGCGTACTTCGATCGCGGACTGGTCGTTTCCCCGCTGGGAGTGGGAAATCACCTTCGACTTTCTGCGCCAGGCAGGAACCGGCCAGCAATCCGCGTCCTTTGCGGGCGCGAGCTATGCCGAATTCGCCAGCTTGGCCGGGTTCTTCAATCTCCGCTCCGGCGCTTTCGACAGCTTTCTCTACCAAGATGCGGACGACAACACCGTCGTCAACCAAACGATCGGGACGGGGGATGGCTCGACGACCCTCTTTCAGCTCGTGCGCGCCTTCGGCGGCTTCGTCGAGCCGATCTACGCGCCGACCAATATCAGCGCGGTCTTCGTCAATGGCATCAATATCGGCAGCGCTTACAGCGTATCGAGCTGGGGCCTCTCGCTGACGCCCGGCATCATCACGCTCAACACGCCCGCGGGCGCCGGGCAGACGGTTGCCGCGAGTTTCACCTATGCCTTCCCCTGCCAGTTCGACGACGACCGCATGACCTTCGAGAAGTTCATGGCGGCACTCTATGCGGCGAAATCGGTGAAGTTCTCTACCTTGAAGTGACGCGCTCATGAAGCTGTGGACTTTTCTGTTCCCATCCGCCGCGAGCCTTTATCGAAGCGCCCGTGTGGCCGCACCCGATCGGCATAGCGCCGTCGCGACCTTGACCGCCGCGATCGAGGAGGGGCTCGAGCGGGACGTGCTTTGCCAATATGCGGGCGAGGTGCCCGCGGAGGCGCCGAAAGTGCTGGAGCTTGTTGCGCGCGGTGCAGAGCGATGAAGCCGGCGAGTCTCGAATTGCTGGCCTTGCTCGAAACCCGGCAATTCTATGTGGCCGATCTCTATACCTTCACGCTGGCCGGCGGCGGGGTGTTGCGTTATTGCAGCGGCGATCAAACGGTCATGGCCAATGGCTTCACCTATAGCGCCGGCGGCACGACGGGTCCCTACTTCGATCGGCAGGACAACAAAGCCAAGTGCCACTGGAAGATCGGTGTCGAAGTCGACACGCTCGTCTTCGACGTTTTGCCGGGCACCGCCACGGTGCTTGGCGAACCGTTCTTGCAGGCCGTCCATGCAGGTCAGTTCGATGGCGCGGAGGTCGTTCTCGAGCGCGCCTTCATGCCCAGCTACGGCGATACGAGCCGCGGAACCATCGTGTATTTCGTCGGCCGCGTTGCCGAAATCGACGCAGGCCGATCGATCGCAACATTCTCGGTCAACAGCCATCTCGAGCTGTTGAACCTGCAATTGCCGCGAAACCTATTCCAGTCCGGTTGCGTCAATAATCTCGGTGATGCCGCCTGTGGCGTCAGCCTGGCGAGCTATGGCGTCGCGGGAAGCGTGACCAGCGTGGCGAATGCCGCGAATTCCGTGTCGGCGACCACCGTTGGCGGACAGGCAGCCGGATATTTTCAACTCGGCAAGATTCGTTTCACGAGCGGCGGGAATGCTGGTCTGACGCGAAGCATCGCCTCCTATGACCAGACGAATGGCGCCCTGGTCTTTGTCAGTCCGTTCCCTGTGGCGCCGGCGCAAGGTGACGCGTTTCAGATCTTTCCCGGCTGCGACAAGACCTATAGCGGTTCGAATGGATGCCCAAAATTCAACAATGTCGCGCGATTCAAGGGCTTTCCGTTCGTGCCAGTTCCCGAGACGGCGGTGTGACATGGATGAGATCGAACGGCAGCAGCGCGCGGCGGTTGTCGCCGAGGCTCGGAGCTGGTTGCGCACGCCCTATCACCACGAGGCGCGAATCAAGGGCGTCGGTGTCGATTGCGCCCAGTTGCTCATTGGCGTGTTCTCGGCACCGGGCGTCGATCTGATCGAACCGCTCGTCGTGCCCCACTATCCGCATGACTGGCATTTGCATCGCGCCGCGGAGCGGTACATGCACATCATCCTCGAACATGCCCGCGAAATCGAAGGCCGACCGCTTCCCGGAGATGTTGTCCTCTGGCGCTTCGGCCGATGCTACTCGCATGGCGCCATCGTCATCGAGTGGCCAATGGTCATCCATGCCTATCTCCATCGCACCTGCTCGCTCGAGGATGCGGAAGCGGCCGCGTGGCTCAATGTCGTTGGCGAAGGCGAGGGGGATCGGGGCAGGCCTCGGCCGCGCAAGTTCTTCAGCTATTGGGGCGCGGGAAAGTGAGCTTTCTCACGGGTCGTCCCACCCAGGCGCAGCAAACGCCGGCAATATCGGGGCTGCAGATCCAGTCTTCGGTGCTCGGCAAGCCGATCCCCATCATTTATGGCGCCACACGCGTTGCCGGAAATCTCATCTGGTATGGCGGCTTTCAGCAATTGTCCGGTGCTCAGCAGACGGGCAAGGGTGGTGGCGGCGGTGGCGGCAAGGGGGGCGGCAAAGGCGGGGGATCGCAGACCAATTATCAGGCTTCGGTGGCGATCGCGCTCTGCGAGGGACCGGTCGCGGGATACGGTCATCTCTGGAACAACAAGAACGTCTCGCATGTCAACGCGACATTCACGGAATTCTTTGGCAACTATCCGCAAACGCCTTGGACCTATCTCACGACGAATGATCCGGCACAGGCTTTGGGCTATGCCGGTGTCGGCTACGTCGCCGCGGCGAATTTGCAGCTCGGCGCAGGCGCGCAATTGCCGAACTTCAATTTCGAGGTCCAGGGGGCGCTCTTCGGCACGGGCAACAATCAGGCCGGATTCGGCGATGCCGATCCATCCCAGGTTGTCGCCGATCTTCTGACGAATTCCTTCTACGGCGCAGGTTTTCCCGCGGCGCGGCTTGGCACGCTCAATACCGTGCTGCAGGAAGCCCATGTCGTTCCGGCGACCGGGCCGTTGGTCGTGACCGTCGCTGAGGCGCCCTTCTTCAAGGCCAATCTCGATGTGGTGAGCGGCGGAACGACGCTGAGCTGCGTCGCGGGGAGCCCGGCCGCCGGGCAGTACTCGTTTTCCGCGGGCGTCTACACCTTCAACGCGGCGCAGGCCGGATCGACCGTTCGGATCAGCTATGCCTGGCTTGGCGGCCTTACGAATTATCAGGCCTACGCCCTCGCCTCCGGTCTTTGGATATCGCCTGCCTATACCGACCAGGCCCAGGTCTCGTCGATGCTGGACGATATCGCGACTTACACCAATTCCGAATGGGTTTGGTCGAGCGGCGTTCTGACGCTGGTCCCCCGCGGGACCGTGGCGATCGGCGGCAATGGTTTCAGCTACGCGCCGCCCGCCGCGCCGCTGTTCAATCTGACGGATGATGATTTTCTGCCGAATGTCGGCGGAGGTGGCGCATCGGCGGCGGCGAATGGCGATCCGGTGCTGCTGACCCGCCTGCGCCCGGCCGATCAGCTCAACGACATCAAGATCGAATGCCTCGATCGCGCCAACCAATACAATATCGCGATCGTCGAAGCGTCCGATCAGGCGATGATCGACAATTTCGGACGCCGCTCGGACCAGAGCCGGCAGGCGCATCTCTTCTGCGACTTGAACGCGGCGAACACCTCGGCGCAGCTTCTTCTGCAACGACAGGCGATCCGCAATACCTATCAATTCACGCTGGATCAGCGGTATTGCGTTCTCGATCCCATGGATATCGTCACGCTGACCGATGCGGGCCTCGGCCTCAATCAGCAGCCGGTTCGGATCACCGAGATCACGGAGAACGACGACGGCACGCTGTCGATCGTCGCCGAGGAGTACCCTGCAGGTCTGGGTGCGCCGCCGACCTACAGCTTTCAGACGGGACAGCGCTTTGCCGCCAATTACAATCTCTCCGCCGGCAACATCAATCCGCCGATCATCTTCGAGCCGCCGGCGGCTCTGGCCGAGGATCTCGAGATTTGGCTCTCGGTATCGGGTCAGCCGGGGATCTATGGCGGCGCGGATGTCTATATCTCCGGCGATGGGGACACCTATCAATTTCTCGGCCGGCTTCTCGGGCCGACGCGCATGGGCGCGCTTGCAGCGCCGCTTCCGGCGGTGGCGGCGGCGACTACCGGGCCGACCCTCGATCAGACCAGCACGCTCTCGGTCAACCTGTCGGAAAGCGGCGGCCAGCTTTTCTCGGTGACGCCGCAGGCGGCGGCCAGCGGCAACTCGCTCTGTTACGTCGATGGCGAGCTCATCGCCTTTGCCAATGCGACGCTGACCGGCGCCAATCAATACAGCCTCACCTCCCTGGTTCGCGGCATGTATGGCAGTCCCATCGGTTCCCACGGCGTCGGCTCGGCCTTCGCTCGGCTCGATGGGCAGTTTTTCCGCGTGCCCTTCACGGCGGACCGGATCGGGCAGGTCGTCTATTTCAAATTTCTGACTTTCAACCAGTATGGCGGCGGCGAGCAGAGCCTCGCCAGCGCCCAACCCTATGCCTATGCGATCCAGGGCACCGCCTTTGCCTCGCCTCTTGCCGCGCCGAGCAATCTGGTCGCGGTCTATGTCGCCAATCAGACATCGATCACTTGGTCGGAGATCGGCGGCGATTTTCGGCCGATCCTCTATGAAATCCGCTCCGGCGCGAGCTTCCAAGGCGGGCAGGTTCTCGGCACATTGGCGCACCCGCCTTTTGTCGTGCCCGGCAACGGCACCTATTGGGTCGCGGCGGTGACACGCCCGATTGCCGGCATACAGGTCTACTCCGCCTGGCAAAGCATAACCGTTTCCGGCGCAGTGATCGCGACGAACACGGTGCAAAGCTTCAATGAGGGCGCCACGGGCTGGTCGGGGAGCTTCGGCGGGAACGCGACGCTCAGCGGCGGTGTCGTCGTCCTCGACTATCAGGGGAATGTACTCGGCGTCGCCGATTGGCTGAACGACCTCGATATTCTGCACATGCCGCCAGCGGGTCCCGCCGGAACTTATACGATTCCCGCATCCCACCGCGTCAATGTCGGCCGTGTCGCGCCGTGCACCGTGTCGATCGCTCTCACCTCGATCGGGCAGGTGCCCGGCCAAAGCGTCCTCTCGATAACGAACTGGCTGGCGAACACCGACATTCTCGGCAACGCGGCGTCGGCCAATGTGAACGTCGTGCCCTACATCCAGACCGCCGGCGCCAATGGCGTGTTCGGTCCGTTTCAGAAATTCGTGCCGGGCGTTTACAACGCGCAGTTCTTCAACATCCAAGTTCAGCTATCGTCGACGGACAGCCAGACGCAAGCGATACTCGAGAGCCTCGTCTTCTCGATCAGCATCCCCGACCGCATCGATGATTATGTCGGCGTCACCGTCCCGGCAGCCGGGCTCAATCTCGTCTATTTCGTCAACGGCGCAACGAGCGCAACGCCTGCGCCGTTCAACAGCGGGCCGGGAGGCCAGGCGCTTCCGCAGATTCAAGTGACGGTGATCGGCGAGCAGGCCGGCGACATCGTCAGCCTCACCAATCAAACGCTGGCGGGCGCAACCGTGCAGATTCTGAATGGCGGCGCCGGCGTTCAGCGCGTCGCAAACATCCTGGTGAAGGGGTTTTGATATGGGCACATTGCAATGGGGCGTGAGCGGGACGATCTCGGGCCTGCAAAACAATCAGCAAGGCAACAGCATCGCGGCCGCCCTCGCGACGGCCAGTCAAGGCGGAACGGCACCGACGCCAAGCTCGACGGGGCTCCCCGCCACCTCCGGCGTGCTATGGCATGACACCTCCGCCAATCAGCTGAGGATCCGTGATCAGGCAGATTCCACATGGATGTCGATCGCCGCCGTCGATGAGACCAACAAGCAGGTCGTCATGCAGCATGGCGGCTGTCGCTTTCAATTCGGCAGCGCCACCTCGGTCGTGCTGAAGCCCTACAATGGCAACGGCATCAAGATCAATGGCGTCTACTACGCGATTTCGGTGAACGGCGTCATCTCCGCCAATACGAGCACTTTTGTCAGCGGCGTGAGCAACAGCAATCTCGCCGCCTCGACCGCCTATCTCGTCTATCTCTTCAACAATGGCGGCGCGCCCGCGCTCGATTTCTGGCCGCTCTCGGGCGGTCATGTGACGGACAGCAGCGCCGGCAACATCGGCGTCGAAGTCCGCAGCAACAGCGGCAGCCCGGACAGCACGCGAACACTGGTGGGCGCGGTGCTAACCAATGCAAGCGGGCAGTTTCAATTTTCCTCGACATTCGTTGGTGTTGCCAGTTGGTTCAATCGGCGTCTCGTCACAGCGTCGTCAGTGACGTTCAACTCATCTGCATCCAGTGCAAGCCCCGCAGTGTTGGCTAACTCAGGGGCTAATATCTTTGCCTGGGCTGATGCACCAGTCATCAATGCTTCGTTCATTGGACACGTTTTTTCATCGTCAACCGGGTTCGGCACCGATACCTATCTGGGGCAAGGATCGATTGCGCAGACACCAGGGATGGCGATTTCGATCACGACGGCAGGTGCTACCTACAATGCTTCCATCGCTGGGCCGATCATCCTCGGAGGGGATGGCTTCTTGCAAGTAAACACCTTTGCTCAGGTCGGATCGCTCTCGGCTACGTGGGCCGGCACTACCTATGCCGCCGCGTTAATTTAACCAAAGTGGGACATTGATGATCACGAGAGCCGCTTTCAAAGCAGCATCATCCTGATGCGCGCTTGACCTGCCCCTGAGAAGTTCCTCCAGATGGCGTTAGAGTCCGGCCCAAACGAGGGACGGACCGATGAAGCGGGGCAGATTTACGGAAGAGCAGATCA